GTATTATAAGCAATCGCAACGTCCGGGTTGGTTTGTGTTTCTACTTCATAAGAAACTACAGCTTTATTCATTGTAATATTACCCGTTGCACTAGACGACAAGTTTAGTGTGTAGTCATATGCAAACGCTGTAACACTAGGTGAGGAGGCTGTAACAACAGTAGTGTTATTTGTTACACCTACACCAGAAACATAAGTACCAAGTTCAAGTACTTCATCAGTACTCAATACAGTACCAGTAATAGAACCAACAAAGCTACCAATCTGTTTAAAGGTATAAGTAGTTTCAGTTGTCAACGTAGTTACAGGAGCCTGACCAACTGACGCCAGGATCTGATTAACAGCTTGTAGTTCGGTGTTTGGGCCAGTGGTAGGGAAAGGCATAATTGTAAATGAGTTTTATTCTCAATAAAGAATTAAAAAAAAGGGAGCCCCCGAAAGGACTCCCGAAGATAAATCAGAATGCAGAAGGTGCAGTGTTGGTAGCATAAAGCTCAACAGCAGCAGCAGGATTCAGGTAGTCAGCACCCATGGCGAGACGACCCAGGATCACATCACCCTGATAGATAACAGAAACATCACCACTGGTGACTTGCACCTGAGGGGCGATAGCTTCCACACAACCAGCGGCTTCACGCTGGAAGATCAGACCACAAGAAGTGGCACCAACTTCAGCAGCAGTACCGTAGTCATTGTTAACACCAGTGGTAGCATCAGAAGCATCCTCAATGGTTTCACCAATGAAGGAACCAGTGTTACCAGGATTAGCAACAGCACCACCATAGTTTACACCATACTTACCGAAGAACGGAATATGCATGGACTTGTAGATCTTGATACCAGCGATTTCCACGATACCCTGACCACCTTGCAGTGCGGTACCTTGGACATCACGGTTCACAAGACCGTTAGTACCGACAGCTTGGATCAGTTCATAGTACTGACGGGGGTTAAGAACAGCCACACGACCATCCATAGACACACCCTTTTCATCCAGAGCAGCAGCAGCATCATAGAATGCAGCAACCAGCTTAGCGGAATCATAAGCATCAGCTTCAGAACCAGCACCAGTACCGACTTGGATCTGAGTACCACCGGGCTCAACGTAGTTGGTAGCAGACACAGGAGATGCAGCACGAGCACCACGGGTGATAGCACGGAAGATATAGCGGTCATACTTCTCAGCAAGAGCATAACCGATCTTACGAGAGATCTCACTCCGCAGATCATAATGAGAAAGAGTCTCATCAAGGTCATAGACGAATGCGCTGGAGATCAGCAGATCGTCAACCGTGATGGTCTTCTCAGCCACCGGAGGTGCATTGTTGGTATCACCCAGGATGCTGTTACCAGGAGTATGGAACTCACTCTTGGTACGACCGGTGTAGATAAACTGAAGAGACTTACCGTTCTTCAGAGTACGCTTCATCACAAGGTCACGAGCAATCGTGTTGTGTTGGAAGCCTTTGAACATTTCACCAGAAAAAAGCTTCAGGTAAAGAGCACGGGTATCACCCGCAAGGTTAGACTGACCCAGCTGAGTAAGCTGAGCAGGGTTCACATTAGATTGAAAAGCCATTGTAGTAAGTTATAATTAGATTATACAAGACTACCAAACGTTTGATATAAAAAATTTTTGTGGTAAAAATTATTGGTCTTTACCAAACCGGTTCGGCAAGGGTTGTCCTCGTAAGGGCCAATGCCAAATTGATAAGGAAGGATTTGCACCTCCCAATTACAGAACTACTTATCTTTTATGCGTATTGATTCATCAACTTAATAAGTTTCTGAGGGTAAATAGGATCTGTAGCATAACCTTCTTGCTTCAGAAGATAAGCACATTCATTCGGATCTTTAGCGCGGTTAACGCCATGATACCCTTTATAATCCTTATACCATTTAGAAACAAGTTCATTGATACAATCAAACGGTGTTTCAAAATCCTTGAACTCATCTTTGATAATTACAGGACCATAACCATAGTCCTCCCAGGTAGTCTTGATAGTACCTTTACCTTTGATACCAAAGAAGTTATTCTTACCAGATTTATACTTACCAAATCCACTTTCAAGTGCCCATTGTGCGGCAACAACTTGAGGGTATTTAGCACCTGCTTCTTTAGCAAGTTGTTCAACTGAATCCCAAGAATTATCAAAGTAACCCTTAGGTTTAGTACGATAAATCTCAGCAAATTTTTCAAGAATTTCGCTGCTTACATTTTCTTGCAGATAGTCCCAAGCATTAATTTGTTGTTCTTCTGCTTTATAGAACTGGGCAGCATCTACAAATTTAATAGTCATTGTTAACCAATAGAAGGAGCAGTTAGTGCAACCTCAACAGAAGAGGCTGCTGCAAGATCCAATGGGAAGTTATGTGCATTACGTTCATGCATCACTTCAAGTCCAAGGTTTGCACGATTCAAAATATCAGCCCAAGTAGGGATGACATGATTCTGATTATCAACAAGTGATTGGTTAAAGTTAAAACCATTCAAGTTGAATGCCATTGTACTTACTCCCAATGCTGTGAACCAGATCCCGATAACAGGCCAGGCAGCAAGGAAGAAGTGAAGACTACGGCTATTATTAAAGCTAGCATATTGGAAGATCAGGCGACCGAAGTAACCATGAGCGGCTACAATGTTGTAGGTCTCTTCTTCTTGACCGAACTTATATCCATAGTTCTGAGAGATGTCCTCAGTCGTTTCACGAACCAATGAAGACGTGACAAGACTGCCATGCATAGCACTAAACAATGCACCGCCAAAGACACCAGCCACCCCAAGCATATGGAAGGGGTGCATGAGGATATTATGTTCCGCCTGGAAGACCAACATGAAATTGAATGTTCCTGAAATGCCAAGTGGCATACCATCAGAGAACGAACCTTGTCCAAAAGGATATACAAGGAACACAGCAGATGCTGCAGCAACAGGAGCAGAGTATGCAACAAAGATCCAGGGCCTCATTCCCAATCGGTACGATAGCTCCCATTCCCGCCCCATGTAGCAGAAGATGCCAATGAGGAAATGGAAGACAACGAGCTGGTATGGGCCGCCGTTATAAAGCCATTCGTCCAACGAATTGGTAGCCCACACTGGGTACAAATGTAGCCCAATTGCGTTCGAACTGGGTACGACGGCTCCTGAGATAATGTTGTTTCCGTAGAGGAGGGAGCCTGCAACTGGTTCACGAATGCCATCAATATCAACGGGTGGAGCTGCAATAAATGCAAGCAAGAAACAAGTGGTAGCTGCAAGGAGACACGGAATCATCAGTGTACCAAACCAGCCAATATAAAGACGATTATTAGTAGAAGTAATCCACTGACAAAACTGTTCCCACACGTTAATACGTTGGGGTGTAGAAATAGCAATAGTCATTAATTCAAAATAGTAATAGAAACAGGAGCGACGCCTACACCGATCATGCCAATTCGCTCTGCAGTCCCTTTACTGAGATCAATGTCCCGATCGGAAATAAAGGGACCGCGATCATTGACTCTTACTACCTCGCATGTTTTATAGCAAACCTTTAGTCTTGTACCAAATGGTAGTGTTTTATGTGCAGCAGTTGCTGCCATTTGATTAAACCTCTCTCCATTAGCAGTCAGTCTGCCGTGGTAATACGGACCATACCAGGATGCAATCCAAACAATTGAGGCAATAAGTGTGTTAGTCATTTTTTCTTAGCAGTTTTAGCAGCTCTTTTGAAGTTCGCAGCCGTAGGAGCACCTTTGCTCCCAGGCTTACGCATCTTCTCGCCGGAGCCCTCAGCGATACGCATTCGTTTTGCGTGGATGTTAGCATAAAGACCTTTCTTAGCCATAGTTAGCATTTCCATTTACGTAATGCAAGTGCCTTACGGGTGGGGCGGCCTTTGCTATCTTTCATCGGTCCCTTTACGCCAGACATTCTAGCACAGAAGGAACGCTTACGAGGTCCACCCTCAGGCTGTGGAGCCTTTAGGTTAGATCCTGTTTCTCTGTTATACTTTTCACGTCCGGCTTTCGTGAGGCCACCTGTACGTGATTTATGTTTACCAATTTTTAGGCGGACAGAAGGTTTACTTTTTGTAGCCACCTTTGCCACCTTTTTTCTTACCGCAAGCCATTACCATACTCCAGGAATAATTTGACCAGTTAGTGCGTACGCTCCAAGCGCAGCCATCACACCCAGCATAGCCAGGCGACCGTTAAGCATCTCAGCTTTTTCGTTGTGAGTCACAGTGTAATTGTCGTCAGTGTACATGGTAGGTTCTTTAGCAAATAGGTTTTGTTGTCCGCGATCGTTGGTGGTAACGGTCATTAGAATTGTACGTCAGAGTTTTCAAGTTTTTGCATAACCTCTTGGCGGTATGCAGGATCCCTATCATAACGGGGATCAGACATTGCAGCAACAAGTTCCTGTTGACTACGGAAACCTTGTGATTGATTAGCAGTTCCTTTACCAGTCAGAAGTTGACCATCAGAACCAGTAGCATCATTGTACTTAGCAGACAGTGCTTGTACAGCAAAGTAAATAGAAGAAGCTTTACCTGATTCCATCACAGCATCATACATCTGGATCTCTTCTTTAGAAAGGTTTTGTCCAGCCCAGGAGATCATAGACTTGTAAGCTTTCTCACCACCAACCATTTCAAACAGTTGATTAGCTTGAGCTTCAGTCAACTGATCTTCATCAGTTTCTTCAGTTACTTCTTCTTCTGATTCTTGTTCTGCAGGTTCACCTTCGTCTTCGGTAGTTTGTACCTCATCACGTGGTTCTCCTAGTTTTTTCTGCAGTTCAATATAAGCTTTTTCAAGTGATTGTTGGTCTTTGAATTTACCAGCAAGTAGCGGTTGATCTTCACCCAAAGACTCAGCAACTGCAAGGGAGTCTTGCTCATCAGCATTAAATTCAGGCTGATCAGCGGGTGTTTCATTCATTGTAAGTGTTTCGCTCATATTATTGAGGTGGTATTGGTGGTTGTTCTTGCTGCATCATTTGCATAGCAGCTTGTTCACGTTTTTGTTCAACAGCAGCCAGTTGTGGTTCTTGTTGCATAGCCATCATCTGCTGTTCTTGTGCCATTGCTTGCTGTTGTTCAGCTTGTAGTTCTTGCATACTCTTCACAAGGTTAAGTACGTCAATACCAGAAGCAGCAGCTAAGCGTTTGATAACTTCATCAGGGTTAATGAACTGTTGAATTGCCTGTGGACCCATTGTCTGTGCAATTACAGTAAGGAACTGTCCAAGGCTTTCACGATCTTGACCACGACCAAGTGCATTGATACCTGCAACAATAGTAGGTTTTACAATACCACCTTTAGGGAGTCGTGGAATCTCACCAGTTTTTTGTGCAACACTAAGTTTACGATTTAGATAAGGAACAAGGAACTCAACAGTCAACAAAGAGAACAAACCTCCAAGTTGTTGTTCAAGTTCAAGTTGTGTCATCCTGACTTCTTCTGCTGTTGTACGTTCAGAATCCCTTACATTAAGAATAAGGAATGCTTCACTCAAACGTTGAGTCAATGAGCCAATCATTTGATAAGCAGTTTGGAAGTCAGCTGTCTTACCCACTTGCACTACACCAATGTCATCAGGTCTTCCCTGGATGATAGCACCGTTACCTGCCTTAGCAAGAGTAGCGGGCTTGGTTGTAGAGCTTGGGCTGACAGTAAACACTACCTTAGCAGCAGCAGCGCTGCCTTCAACGATAGCTTGTGACAGTGCTTCAAGTGACTTGAGATCACCAATGAACTCTTCCACTCTACCACGTCCGTAGACTTCACCATCTACGTGGTTAAAGCGTAGCACAAGCCAGGGGTTACTGTCAACAGGTGCCTTACTCATAGACTTAGGAAGGATCTTATCGTACACTTCTTGGTGCCAGATCCATCTATTGTTATCCAATGTGACATGTGTATAAATATCACATTCATCATCCCGACCTGAAGTGTCATCAACTACATCTTCAGAATATTCTTGTTTAAAATCGGGATAAAATTTTTTGAGTAATTTTTTCGAGATTGTTTCTTTTGTTACAATTTCAATAACATTACCGTTACCATCTCTATCAATTACAAAACGGTTCAAAGGATAAAGCTTAAGCCCATCCTTACCCATAAAGATAAGAGCATTACCAGCTACTACAAGATGCTTTAGTGCTTGGTGAATTACAACACGATCAGTGGAAGCTGCAATAGATTCCATAATGGTGCGTTCAACTTTAGCAAACGACAAGTCAAGTTCAGATCGAATCTCTGGACCCAATTCTTGAGGAAGATTAATATCATTTACCTGTAGCTTAAAGAAGCTGGTTTGTGGTGGTAGCAATGCAAGCATTAGTTTACTTGCAAGTGTCACCACACCTTTTGCTCCTGTTGATTGCCAAGGTGTAGGAAGTTTAAGAGCACCTTTGGTAAAGTGCTCATCTTCACGAATAAGATAAGGTAGAGTTAGATCTGCTGCTTGTCTAGCACTATTTAGAAACTGTGAACGGTCTGAAGACAATCTGTCATAACGAGATTTAGCAGTCATCCTAAATTAAGCGATTTTGATTGTCCGATGTTTAGTCCAGAAGTTAAGGCTTGCCTTGTGGTAGGAAACTGCCCACGCATTTTGAACCTTTGTGTACCAGCAGTCCTAGGT